TTATACTCATACTTCTTACTCATTGTATTCTCCTGTTTTATGTCTGTGATTGTTCTGATTAAATATCCTATCATTTTGGTTTAACTCCACCCTTTTGTGTTGGAACCATATTTGGACTATATGTTCTCGGGTCATTTTCTTCTCGTGGTTCTACATCACTATCATCAATTAAATCTTGGTCTGTTGTATCGTAGTGTAGTCCATCGTTTCCGTTTTGACCAATGATGTCCATTCGTTCGTTATCTTCTTCGAACTCTTCTTCTTGTAAAGCAGTAAATCCCATTGGTTCACTTATATTAACTGGTTCATCTTTTTTTCTTTCCATAAGTGCTTGATTATATGCTATAACTAACATAACTGCTAATGGGTCAAACACAAAAATAAGAATAAAGATAAAGAACTTCACTACCGTATCAATGTCGGTTCCGAAGGTTCTTGCAAGATAAATAGCTGGTCCAACATCAACACCAGTAGATACTAATTGTATTTCTAAATCTGCTCTTGTCTTTTTATAATCTAAGATTTCTTCATTGACCATTAGTATCTGTGGATTATATTGTTCACGAAGTTTTCTTTTAGCAGTAATATAGTTGTCTGGTAGTTCTGATATAGCAACTGATAATTCTTCTTTTAGAAATATCTTATCTTCTTCTAATTGTTCTATTCGTTCTTCAACTGCTATAAGTTCAGTAGATTGTTTTTCAAACTCTAATGTAGCACCTTGATATGCATTTGATAAATATCCAAAGATACCTGCTGATGTAATGAACACCAACACAATAGTCGCTATCGTCATATAAACTTTTTGGAACCAATTAATCATATTCCAATAACGATATAAGAAAGAAGCCGTAACTAATTTACCGAGTTCTAATGAACCTGCCATTACAACTACTGATAAGAAAGCACCACTAAAAAGTTTTGCTAATCCATAGACTGAAAACGCTGCAGCACTTCCTGCTATCAGTAATGCGGACAACCCTAACCATATATGAAAATACTTTGAGTTCTCCATACTAATACCTCAATATCCACCTACTACCACAAACTTTACATTTGGTTAGAAAGCTAATAAATTCATACCATTTGGTTCTGGTCCAAGTTCTTTTACATTTTAAACATTTCATAATTTTTCTCCCACCTTTATAATAAATATAGTCCACGCACACTAATCCGTAGATTATTTCATTGGTCTTCCGATTCGTGCTATATCACGAAATCTCAATTGTGTATCTACTACTCTCGGGTCTACAACCCCGCCTAACTTGTAGTATGATACTCTATGTCATTTTTAGTTAGGGTATCTCCTCTTGGCTTTATATTGACTCCAACTAAAGTTCCCTTCGGAACTTATCATTGTCGGGTGATTCATATGAAATCAAAAGCATCTACAACTACTTCGTCATTCATTACTATCCGCAAGGACTTTTGTCTGGTCACTCATCCAGACTTCTCACCACATTTACGCATAAAATCAAACCCAAGAAGTTTTGGGAATGAAAGCTCTACGATTTCAGTCTTTCGTTTTTTCCTCTGTTAAATCTTTTGGTGGAACCATTGTTGCTAATATGTATTGTCGTAATCCCTCTCGTTCTTGTGGTTGACAATGTGCCCAAGTCCACGCTGTTGTTGTTTTGATTGTGTTGATGTTGTTCACAACTGCATTACATTGTTTGTTCATTTCATCAATTAATTCATTTGATAACTCTATATCAATTTCTAATTCATCTGCCATTTCTAATAGTTGTCCAAAGTCATTATTCTTGTTTGCTTTTGCTGCTAACTGAAACTTTTCTTTATCCCCACCTTTTTTATCTGGGTGTGTTTTGTTTGCTACTTTACGATATACTTTTTTCATTGTATCTTCTGATACATCAGTTTGTATTTCTTCGTATGGGTCTTTGGTATCAACCTTATCATCTGACTTAGGTTGGTCTTTGATATCACCAGAAAAATCTTTATGAAATTTCTGTAATGAGTTCTTGTAGATAATCTTCGCTTCCATTAATTCTAATTGTAGATAACGAAGTTTCTGTCGAGTTTTCTTTTGTCGTAACTTTATTAAATCATCCATAATTTATAGTAAGGGGCAGTTAAGCCACTAATCCTAAAAACCCCTTATCTATAAATAGAGATAACCTATCTTAAATTAAGAGATTTTTACTTTGTTTGTCTTTGGTTGTTCTGGTTCTATCTTTGGTATTTCAATTGATAGAATTCCGTCCTCAAACTTAGCTGAGATATTCTTTCCGTCAAGTTCTTCACCTAACTCAAATTGTCTTTTGAAAGATGATTCTTTAAGTTCTCTTCTGATTACTTTAGCATCACCTACATCAAACAACTTATGTTTATCTCCACTAATCGTTAGGACCCCATCAGTAACTTCTACTGATAAGTCTTTCTTTGATAAACCTGGAATCTCAGCAATAACACCTACTTTGGTGTCCCACTCATAAACATTTATCTTTGGGTATGCTGTTCCTTTAAATGGTTTAACTCCAATCTGTTTCTCAATTTCTGGAAATTGTGATGAAACTATATGGTCAAACATTCTATCAAATGGTGTTAGAAATTCGTCCCTATCGAATGCAGGGAACTTTGGATTGTATATTACTTTAGTCATTTTGTTTCTCCGTTTTGTTGTTAACTATTAGTCTAACTGATAACCTCTCTTGAGCGTTATCATATATAAATATAATGTATCTGACAAAAACACTATATTTTTTTAATATATTTTTCTGGTACAAACCAGACTTTACCCATTGAATCTTTTAATCTTTTATGTCCTTTAAGAACATTGTTATTATCTTCTTTTAAGATTTCACCTGAGTAAAGAGTTCCTTCAGTAGATGAATAACTCTCTACAACTTTGTATTTGTTCATTACCCACCTACTGCTTCCTTTATCTGAGATTTATCTCTATATCCAACTAATGAGTTTCCATTAACAACTAATGTTGGAACTCCACGAACATTAAATTGTTCTGCAAGTTCTGGTTGTTCATCTACATCTATCTCTTGAATATTATATCCCTCAGATATAAGTTCTTGTATGTGTGGTTTCATTTGTTTACAAGGGCCACACCATTTAGCATTAAAGAATTTAATCTCCATTACTTACCCCCGATTTCAAGTCCGAAATTTAATAACATAAATCTGAACTTAGTTTTCTTTGCATCATAGTTTAATTGTAAAAGTGTAATTCTACCTAAACGAATCTCAATGTTCCATTTTTCAGACTTACGACTTTTCCAACTATTAATGTAATTAAACATATTTACTTCTCCTCTTTATTAACCTTTAAAGACTTTTTTCTTACCACCGTCGTATTCGTAAGCGTGTCCTTCTTCCATAAGAATATCGTTTACTGATACCCAACCATCATAAGATAAGTCTA